TGTTATATACTTGATGCAAGTATGAATCGTACGTCTGTGCACTCAGTTCGTATGTGCGACCGGTAGCTTGGTAGGTACGACTCCATAGGATTCCGCACCAGACTGGTTGGTCGTCGCGGTCGATCCACAGGGCCGTCTTCCCAGGCGTTGTTGCGTCGAGCAACTCCTGAACTGATCGTCCAGGTGAATCAGCTCTGAACGTCCCTGTGAACTGGCCTGTCTTACTGCCAATCTCACCTGACAAGAACATCGAGAAGTTCACACCAAACATTGCTCCGCTGAGCTCCTCCAGGAGGGCATGAGTTAGGAGGTCGTAGAAGTAGTACTTGTATACCGCCATGCTGCCCTCCTGGAGGAATGCTTACTCAGACAGTGGAACCGACAGCTGACGTAACACCATTGCCATCGTCGTGGAGCGTCCAGTGGTTCGGGAAGAGGCCGGTAACATTGTTAGTCACAGGTGCGGGCACGACCTCGCCGACCTTCGCGGCCTTCTGAGCTGCTGCGGTCCTATTAGCCAGATCCTGTCGAGCGTTGCCTGCACGTGCTGCCATGTCCGTCCAGATAGCCTGAGACACGTCGAGCTTAGGCACGCCATTGGCCGAGACGACCGCTGACCAGTTCGTGCCACCGACGCCCACAAAGTCACCATTGGGATAGAGCAACGCTACATCACCTGTGGCAGTGTTGCCAATGAACCAGAACATGTTGTCATCCTTCTTCTTGGGTGTATCAATACCGGGCCAGACGTCTACGACGACTGACTCGTCCCAGTGTCCACCGGGAGTGTCACTGAACTGGTGCGCCACTGACGTGATACCACTAGACGTCTGCTGGACTTCACCAGCACCAGGGTAGGCTGCAACCCAGTAATGTGGTTGAGCAACGCCTCGACTCGCAAACGTACTGATCACGTTTGGCCAGTCGGACAATCCGCAATACACCGTAGGGTCAGTACCGGCAGCGCGACGCATCAGGACCCAGTCAACAGCCTGTGACGCAGTTGCATCACCTGTCTCACGATCGATGACATGACCATCGTTCGTTGCAGGGTTGACAGCAACGCGGACGTGCACACTATTTGGGAACCTTGCCCAGCCTGATGCGGACCAGGCATAGATGCCATCGATGTATCCACCGATCAGACCCCAAGGTTGACCAGTGCGCGGGTCGTTAACTGGTATATCTGTAGGTGTAATACTATCGGCCATTCGACGTGTCATGGGTGTTTCCTTACGAACTCGGACGGGCTGCAACCTGTGAGACATTGAGATACGAGGCTCGAGGGTCAGTAAAGTCACACTGCAAGTTACCTGCCCCCGAAGCACGAATTGCCATTACATATAACGTCCTGGTACCAGTGAGCGGACCATACCAAGACCTGTACGACCTGATATTAGTAAATGCTGTGATGCTAATCGTACCCTGACAAGCAGAGATCTCCGGCCCATTGGTTGCATTGTCAAGAAGGAAGAAGTCGAAGCGCGTTCCAGAGTCAACAGCATACGCCAGGTTGAACTCTGCCTCGATGTAGTATGGCCATCCAGGATCAGCAAGAGCCAGAGTAGTCAACTGGGCAGGGGACGTGGTGCTAGGACCGTACTGTGAACCGCCAAACCACCCGTGCTTCGTAGTGACGATCTTGTCACACTGCAAACCGTACCAAGCACCCGCGACGCCATCCCAGCCCTGAAGGCCACTCTGGTAGTAGCGCACATCACCATTGATGATACCACCATCACCGACTTCGAAGGACTTAGTCGGACGGATACCACCTCCAGCAATGAGCCACCTGCGCCTATCAATAATGTCGCTGTCGAGTACAGTGGTCGTGTTGGCACGAATGTTAACGTATGCTAACACCATCGAGTTGGTAGGCAGTACGGTTTCGTCCGCAACACTCGTGGCAGGGTTACCTGTAGCTACCAGAATCCGAACATCGTTGTTAACACCTGCATAGGCAGCATCTCGAACGTTCACGTAGACGATATCGACCCTGAGGCGTGTCGGGTCGGAAGTTGTGAAGGTGACGTTGGTATCGCCATCGTTGAACACACCATAGCTGCCCTGCGTTAGGGAGTCTGTACCTTCAACAATGCCCCTACCGCGGTGAACGATTGCCGTCATGTTCGGAGAGCTCTGCTGGTTAAGCTTGAAGCTGTTACCCTGAAGAGCAACACCACTGGCTGTAGCCATCGTAGTCAGTGTGTTAGAACCTGTATTCCGAGGCTTACCATACAACGACGTTGTCGACAGCCGCAGGAGCTGTGCCGAGTGGTTCGCCAGGTTCTGGAAGTAGGCACCAGGTGCAACGATAGCCATTATTGCCACCCATCATAGTTGAGGACTGTTGCCGAGACGGTACCGGAATCAGTCAACAGCTGAAGCGGTGTCTGTCCTGGTTGGAACCTGAACCAGTTCTCAGCAGTTACCGAACCCCTTCGGCTAATGCCATTCAGGGTTACCCTTCGATAGTTCAAGTCGAACACAAGTGTATCAGTGGCACCGATAGAGATACTCGTCGCCAAAATCTTACCTGTGTTGTTGTTCAGGATCCTAATGTTAGTGCCACTACCAGTAATACTAATCGTGCCACCAACATCCTTGTTACCGTTGTTAACCACGATCAACGATGACGGCGTATATGAACCGCCGAAGCCAAAGTTGAAGGCGAGGTTGAACCCAAAGCCAGGAAACGTCCCTGTGGTATTCGTACCCGACGTGGACCTTTGTACTGTTCCATATACCACAGGGTCTGCTGCGATAAGCGTGACCTGGTACAATGAACAATTGGTACGATAGACTTGATCCCAATCGTACTTGAACCCTAGGCTTTTGCAAAAGACTTGCCGCTGAGAGTTGCCGGGCTCTTTGATGTACAGTGGCGTATCGAATTTGCTAGGTGCAAAGTTTGCCTTAGCCAAGTCCAGGTAAGGACCGAGAGGGTTGATCTTACCGTAGACCATCCCCGAGATAACAATTGTACGAGGGTCGAGAAACTCTGCTTCGACGATGCCACCATCACGACCATCAAGTGCCTTAGTCGATGAGCGGAAAGGAGCGGAGTCGACTCCCGTAATCTTGTCAATATCCCAGATAGGATCGTATGCATTACCTGGATCGTTGTTGAGCAGAACCCCGCCAGCTCCGTACTGGAGCGTGAAGTCAGAGAGAACCGGTGCTGTCATTTCACGACCTCTTCGACAGTTCCCAGCCCAGGTCGGCTGCGTGCTTGACGGGGTTGATCTCCTGCGTAGTTACGTAGATGTGCTGAACGACCGTCTTGCCCTGCGAACGACCGCTAAGCAATGCACCAAGCTGTTCTTGCGTAAATACAGCCTCGGGCTTGGACGTCTCGTTGTAACCTAGCTGGCCAGGCTTAAGCCACCCACCATTGGCGTAGCCGCCAGGCTGGTCCATTGCTGCCTGCAAGGAAGGATACCGATGCAATGCGTAGTTCAGCCCAGCGTAGATATTCGCCAGAGGATTCAGGATACCCAAGGACCTAAACGGTCCAGCATAGGCATCGAATGTAGGCTGAATGACTTGCATCAAACCTTGTGAAGGCGTACCGTGCTGTGCGTTGATGTCGTATTTGTTAACAGAGGTAACACTACCGCCCGACTCCTGATTCATCCTTCGCAGGACATTCGGAAGCAGAGAAGCGGGTTGGCCAAGCATACTCAGAACCTGCAGAACCAATCCTGAGTACTGTTGTACGTTACCTCCGCCACCCCCACCTAGACCAAGGAGTGACTTAGCAAAGTCCTCAGCCTTGTGGACAGCACCGTCTAGTACCTTACCGGGAATAGATGCAAGTGCTCTACCGTAATTGGTGTGGGCAATCTCCCTGACCTTGTCGATCGGTCCCTGGAACATCTTCCGCACGGATCCCACAGGGTCCTCGAAGAAGCTGGCAATGCTAGAACCAATGCCTGCTAGCCAGCTCCCTGCGTTATTGAAGAAGTCGCCGATGCCTCCGATCAGACCGCCGTCAGCATACCTGCCTGCGCGCATGGCTTCGAGTGCACCGAAATACCTACCTGTCTTGTCCGCAGGCATGACGTACTCACCATTAGACAGGTATGCAGGAATCACATCGTCACGAGGCCCCCCAGGACCACGAACATGCCCGCCTTCAGCGAGGTGCAACGGGTCAAGCTTGCCCAATCCGAAGAGACCGGCGATACCATTCCACAGGGGCACAATGCCGTTGTTGTACACGACATCAATGACGAACTGGACAGGCCTCTTAGCGATATCCATCAAACCGTTCCAGATGTCGCGAATCTTGCCGATCACCCACCAGAAGCTGTCACTAATGGCCTTAGTGAATCCATTGATAACATCCATGATCCAGCTAATGCTATCATTCCAAAGCTTCTTCAACCAGTTCCAGAAGTTTGTCCAGAGATCAATAGCGGTGGTCTTAATTGCATTCCAAACGCCATCGATCAGCTGCTGGAAGTCCTTCCAGAGGTTGATAATGAATTCAACACCTGCTTGGAAGATACCCTTGAGCATTGTCCAAATACCAATGCCAATGCCCTTGAGGATTTCCCAGAGACCATTGAAGATCTCACCAACACCTTGCCAGGCACGACTCCAGTCACCTGTGAAGACGCCGACGATGATATCGATCAGACCAGACAAGATGTCCCAGATACCTGTGACGACGCCCTTAATGATCTCCCAGATACCTTCGAAGACAGCCTTAACGACGCCCCAAAGGAAAGTTAGACCATCAGCCATAGCCTTCAGACTAGCACTAACGACCTGTTCAATATACGGCCAGATCTGCTGGAACCATTCAACGATGGGCTTGATGATCTTTTCAACGTCAGGCCAGATCTTATCGGCCCAGGCCTTAATCTTCTGCCAGATGCCGATGATGAAGTCGGAGACAGGACCCCAAGCGGCCATAATGCTCGAGGTGATATCATTCCAGAGCCTCGTTAACTTGTCGCCAATCTGATCCTTGATCCAGTTATACACAATGGTAAGCTTAGCCAAGATGGCATCCCAGACGCCAACGACGGCACCCTTAACTGCATCCCAGTTCTGAATCAGAAGAACGATGATGGCGATGACTGCAATGATACCCACGACAATGAGTGCCAGGATACCAAGTACCGCGCCGAACGAGATACCCATAAGTGCAGCAACGCCACCGAGGGTAACCAGCACACCGGCCAGAATAACTAGTGAGCCAACCAGAACAAGCACGAGCGCACCGAGTGCAACGAAGCGGACGATGTTCTGCTTCAGCTGATCGTCGAGTCCGTTCCACCACTGAAGCATGCCCGACAGCGCCTTGATGAGATCATTGAGGATCGGCAGAAGCGCTTGGCCCGCAGTGATCTTCAGGTCATCCCATTGGTTCTGCAGCAGCTGTGACTGATTAACAGTCGTATTGGCCATCTGGCCATACGCCTCTTCGAAGGCTCCTGCCGAGTTGTTCATATCGTCGACAAAGCCGCCAAACTGCTGGGCAGACTGTTGTGTCGTCGTCACCAAGTCGTAGAAGCGCCGTGCCTGGATCGTACCGCCAGCACCCATGAAGAGTTCCTTCAAGGCCGCAGAACGTTCCGGCGCAGTCATATCCTTCATCTTCTCAGCCAACTGTGCCACGACAATTGTCATGTCATTGAAGCCGCCAGAAGAGTTCTTGATCTGAACGCCCATATCCTCAAGACGTCCAACGACCTTGGGATTAGAGAATGCATCCAGAGCACGACCTGCAGAGGCGGCAGCACCCGCAGCGCTCAAGCCGTTTCGGGTCAGGAAGGCCATCATGCCTGCGAGTGTCTGATACGACTGACCTGCTCGAATGGCTGAAGGGACGGATTGACCCATAACAGATGCAAACTCTTGATACGTACCAACACCGACGCGGTGCAGCTGGAAGTTGATATCCAGGACCTTATTGACTTGGTCAATCGGAATGTGGTACGCATTCATAACAGTCATCGTGGCACGGCCAGCAGTCTGAAGGTCGATCTGTCCTGCAACAGCTTCCTTCGAGAACGCTGTCAACAACGACTCTGCCTGTGGTGCGTTGACGTCAATCGTCGAGAAGATGTCGAACAGACCCTCAGTCAGGCTCTTGATAGGTGTTGCCGTCTGGTTAGCGACACGCATAATCATATCGCCGAGCTCTTGGTTCGACACCTTAGTTGTCGTCACCTGCGTCTGAACTCGCGCAATGCCTTGTTCGAATTCCTTGGCCGCATCTGTAGCAGTACCCATGGATTCGAGTACAGTAACACCCAAGCTAGCCATACCAATACCAACAGTGGTTACGGCTGCACCTGTAGCAATTTGGGCCTTGGCAGCACTGGCAGCCGCCTTATCCACATTGCCAAAGGTTCCAACTAGCTTATCCAGAACATGTGAGATCTCGTCCTGTGTACGCATAACCAGGAGGATCTCACGAGTACTGAGAGCCACAGTTCCTCCTAGTCACTTGTTCTTCTCCGCCTCAGCCTTGGCGGCTTGTGCAGCGATGACAGTTCCCATTGCTTCAACCCAGAACGGATCCTGGTCGAGCAAGCCGCCCGTGTTCGGGAGGCAGTAGAAGCTCTGACACAAAGATACCACAGACAGAACTGTTGCTACGTCGTGGTCATCCTTGTCGTGGCGTCCGTCCCTTAGGACAGCGAATCGGACGCGCTCCCAGAGTTTCCCAGGTTCTCGTCCTCAAAGTTGTTCATGGTATCGATGAGGTTGGAGATTTCCTCGCCAACACGCGGGTCGAGTCGCTGCACATCGAAGTCGCTGGACAGGTTGAGAGGCTGACCACTCACGTCTTCAAGATTGTGTTCGATGACAAGGAGCGAAGCGCCACCCTCCAGCAATTTGCGGAACGCGCTGAGGAGCTTCGCGATGTCGTCGAAATGCAAACCTGTCGTCGGTTCGTCGAGAATGTAGAGGAT